AGCGAGCACTACTGTGTCATCAACAGCGTCACAAGCGCGGGCGTTATCGGGACGCCGACCACGCTTCGCAGCGTCGGGCTCGCGGCGCGCGCGTTCACGGTATCGGATGCGGCGTTCGGTGTGTTCGTTCACGCGACCACCTACTTCGGCGTTTACCTGACGATGCGGCTGTCAGACCTCGCGTGCGTCGGGCGTTCGCTCCCCGGGCTCGCTGCGGGGCTGCCGGGGCGAGCGCATCTGCCGTCGAGTCACGTTGCCAGCGACGAGGCGCAGATTTGCCTTCCGTATCGCGAGCGGCTGCTCAGCGAGAACAACGACAAGTTCACCGAGACCGGTGTGCGGCTCGTGTCTCTCGACTTCGACAGCGAGGACAGCCACGGGTGGTCACAGCTCGGGCGCGGGCTCTACCTCGCCGGCTCGTGTCCGCAGCACTACGACGGCCTCGCGTGGGCCGAGCTCGGGTTCCACGTCGGGCCAGAGCTGATCGCGACGGCGTCGGCGACCGGCGGCTCGATGACCAGCGAAGGCACGTTCGTCTATCGCGCCTGGTACGAGTGGACCGACGCACAAGGCGAAGTCCATCGCGGTCCGACGAGCATCGGCACGACGGTCACGCTCGGCGTCAGCGATACGCAGGTCACGCTGACGCTGCCGACGCTGAGAGTCACGAAGAAGGCGAACGTGCGCATCTGCGTCGCTCGCAGCAAGAACGGCGAGGACGCCGCGCTCTATCGCGTGACCAGCGCCGATCCGTCGGCGAGCGGCGCCAACGGCTTCGTGGCCAATGACGCCACCGTCGACTCCGTGACGTTCATCGATCGCATGAGCGACACGACGCTCGCGACGCAGGAACCGCTCTACACGAACGGCGGCATCCTCTCCAACGACCCATCGCCGCTCGGGTCAATCGTGGCCGGCGGCAAGTCGCGCCTGTTCTTCACGGACACGGGCGATGCCAACGCGATCCGCTACAGCCAGCAGCTCGACGAGGGCTACGGCGTCGAGTGCCCGCCAGATCTGCGCATCCCCGTCGACCCGTTCGGCGGGCCGATTCGCGCACTCGCGGTGATGGACGAGTTGGTCGTCGTGTTCAAGGAGCGCGCGATCTTCGCATTCAACGGCGACGGCCCGACGCCGAACGGCGCGAGCACAGAGGCCGGTTTCTCGGCGCCGCAGTTGATCACCTCTGACGTGGGCTGCACCGATCCGAACTCGGTTGCCGTGACGCCGGCCGGCCTGTTGTTCAAGAGCGCGAAGGGCATCTACCAGATCGACCGCTCGGCACAGGTCAGCTACATCGGCGCCCCGGTCGAGCGCTACAACAGCCAGAGCATCCGACGCGCGACCGCGATGCCTGACCGGACGCAGATCGTATTCCTGACCGACGACGGATCGACGCTGCTCTACGACTACTTCTTCCAGCAGTGGTCCACGTTCACGAACCACGAAGGCTACGACTCGGTCGTGGTCGACGGCTCGTACTACTACCTGCGCACCGACGAGCGTGTCTTCGTCGAGACGCCCGGCGTGTACTCGGACGCGGGCAAGCGGATCCGACTGCGGCTCGAGACGGCGTGGCTCCACATGCACGAGCACCTCCAGGGCTTTCAGCGCTTCTACAAGATGCACGTCCTCGGCGGACGCGAGAGCGCGCACCAGCTCGTGGTGCAGTACCGCACCGACTACGTGGGACACTGGAGCGATCCGGCGTACCTCGACGCGACGGGGCTCGACACCGGCGCAACGGGATGGATCACGGGCGACCGCGCGCGGACCGTCGGCGAGGAGCCGCTTGCGGGCTCGGTGTACGGCGATGGTCCGTACGGTGACGGCGTCTACGGCGGCGACGGGCCGGGGCTGTACCAGTGGCGCGCGCATCTCGGCGTCGTCGGCCAGGCGATTCAGTTCCGGTTCGAGGACTTCGAGGCCGACGGCTACGCGGGCGCGGGGTTCGAGTTGTCCGAGCTCACCCTGACCGGCGGAAGCAAGGGGCCGGCTCGACGACCGTTCTCGGGCGCACGCAGCATGTGATACAAGAGAGCAAACACGCGACTTCGGCCAGGGAGACCAGATCGGCCGCCTCCAGACAGGAAGGCAGATCATGGGCATCACGAACTGGCTCTTCGGCGGCGACGCCACGAACGCGATCAACGACAAGCTGGCCCACGGCGACCAGATGGGCAGCTACATCCAGCAGCAGCTCGGCGGCGTGAACCAGCGGCGCGCACCGATGGCGCAGGCGCAGTTGCTCGGCCCCGCCGGTCAGCTCGCCAACGGTCCACAGGCGGACGCTCGCGCGCAGCTAGGCGGCGTCACCTCGCAGCTTCAGCGGATCATGTCCGGTCAGCAGGCCGGCGCGGGCGAGCTTGCGGTCAATCGTCAGGTCGGACAGGCGACGGCGGCGCAGCAGGCCGCGGCGCGCATGGCGCGAGGCGCGAACGCGGCGCTTGCGGCTCGCAACGCGGCTCGCAACACCGCTGACATCGGCGTAGCCGGCGCAGGACAGGCGGCACAGGCGCAGCTACAGGACCAGGCGAACGCGACTGGCCAGCTCGGCGGCATCCTCGGTCAGATGCGCGGACAGGACATCGATCTCGCCGGACAGAACGCGCAACTGCAGCAACAGCGCATGCTCCAGCAGGGCGCATTCAACCAGCAGACGGGGCTCGCGAACCAGGACGCGGCGCTGCGTCAGATGGGCATGAACGATCAGGCGAGCCTCGGCTATCTCGCGCAGCTGCTCGGCGTCGATCAGGCGCAGCTCCAGGCGCAGCTCGCCAAGCAGCAGATCGCGCTTCAGGACAAGGGACACCTTGGATCGTTGCTCCAGAGCGCGGGCACGATCGGCGCCGCGGCGGCAGGGTAGCCATGGCGCTCTTTCCCGGCGAGGAACTGATCGATGTGACGACGCCCGACGGGCGCGCGATGAAGCTACCGCGCTCGATCGCGGCGGCGTTCCCGGGTCTCGCGACGCCTCCTCCGGTGGCAACGCCTCCGATCGCGCCGCCGATGCCCGAGCCCGTCACGCGCGAGGCCGGTGCTGTGCCGTCGACGCTGAGCCCGCCGGCCAGTGCCGCCGCGGCGCCGATGCCGCAGGTCGACACGGTCTCCGCGGCCGATCCGGTCACGCCTGCGCCGCCAGCGCCTCGCCCGGCGCCCGCTCCTGTTCAGGAGGCGCCGCGCATCAACGATCGCGACCTCGCCAAGATGGGCGCGACAGGTGCGCTGAATGAGCAATACGCCGCACTCGGCGATGCCGCTGCAGCCGGTCGCGACCTCGCCGACGTGCAGGCGAAGGAGTCGCTCGCGATTGCGAACGCCTACCACGAGCGCAATGAAGAACTCGACAAGATGGCCCAGGCGCGCGCGAAGGAGGCCGAGGATTGGACCAAGCGCGTCGACCAGACCACGACCGAGTATCAGACCGCGGCGAAGGCGTACGCGGACCACAAGGTTGACCGCAGTGTCTCGCATCCGATCCTGGCGGCGATCTCGGTTGCACTCGGCGGACTCGGCTCGGCGATGAAAAACGAGGGCAAGAACCCCGCGCTCGACATGCTGATGGCGCAGATCGACAAGAGCGTGCAGCTTCAGATGGCCGAGCGCGACAAGTTGCGTGACGTCGCGGGCGGCAAGCGCAGCGCGATCGATCTCATCCGCGCGCAGGCCGGCGATGCGACCGCTCGCTACAACCTCGCGATGGCGGGCGCGACCGAGAAGGCCGCGCGCCAGGTCGAGGAGCTGAAGATGCGCTCGAACAGCGACCGCGTGAAGGTGGACGCCGACGCGCTCGCGGCCGACCTGCGTCTCAAGGGCGCCGGGTTCCTCGATGGCGCGGTTGCACGCAAGCTCCAGTTGGACCAGGAGGACGCGAACCGACGCCAGCGCGAGACCGAGTCGCGGCGACAGGCGGGCATCGCGTACGCGCGGCTCAAGCAGGACGCGCAACAGTTCGACGCGCGTAGCAAGGAGGACTCCCGGCAGTTCGACGCGCGCCTCGGGTTCGATCGCGAGAAACTCGAAGCGGACAAGCAAGCAGCGCTCGCGGCGGCACAGGCGAAGGGCGGTAGCGAGGCGGCCAAGCAGATGTTCGAGTTCCAGAAGCTCAACGAGGAGCGTGGCGTGTCGGACGTGGCAACCGGAAGTCGGTTGCTGCAGCCCGAGGGCGTCGCGATGCTCAAGCAGGCAGAGAGTGCTGAGGCGCAGGCCAAGAAGCTCCGCGAGGCTGCAGCGGCCGAGCAGGATCCGGCCAAGCGTGAGGCCGCCGAGCGGACGGCGGCGATGCAGGAGCAGCGCGCGTCGGAGCTTCGCGGCGAGGCCGAGATCCGTCACACGTGGCGACTCGGGAATGCAGACCAGGCCGCCAAGGTCGGTGAGACGATCTCGAATACGCAGTCATCGCTCGCGCTCATCGACAAGATCGACGCGCTCGAACGAAAGCACGGCGCCAACTGGACCGCAACGAGCGAAGGCGAGCAGGCGATGCAGTCGTACGGCGCCCTCCTTGAATTGACCGTGAAGGATGCATATCAGCTCGGCGCGCTCGACAAGGGCTCTGAGGCGTACCTGAAGAAAGTGACCGGCGGCGATCCGGCCAAGATCACGCTTGGCCACATCACAACGATGCTCGGTTCGGCCAAGGGGTCCGGCGCCAGGCGAAAGGCGCTCGGGGATGCCCTCGAGACGCGTGCGCGCAACACCGTGCGCACGCGAGGGTATCGCGGTGACATCGACTTTCACCGGGCAACCGAACCGAAGGAGACCGAAGTCGATAAGGCGTACGCGGCGATCCAGAAGGACAAGACGCCGCTCGAACAAGGCGCAGGCGGGCAGGGCAGCTGGTTGCGCCGGAACGTCATCGACGCGCCGGGTGATGCGCTGCGTGCCGGCAAGTCAGCAGCGACCGGCGACGAGTATCAGTCGGCGAACGAGAAGCGTAAGAGTGGCGCGGAAGAGACGGGTACGGTGTACGGGCTCTCCGACGAGCAGCAGGCGGGCGTCAACGCGCTGATCGCGCAGGCGCGCGGTGCCGGCCCCGAGGCGCAGCAAGCGAGAGAGCGGCTGCTGACCGCGACGCGAGATGGCCGAGCTTCGCTGTCGACCGGCGTGATCCGTACGCTGCGCGACAGCGCGCCGGAGATCTATCAGCAAGCGGTCCAGGGACTCGCGCCGGAGCGACGGGCGTTCTACGAGCGTCTCGATTCTGGGGCTGCGAACCCCGCCAACCCGGCACTCGCCGGACAGTCGGTCGGCGCCCTCCGCTCGCTAGCCCGAGGAGGCGCCACCAACCTCACAGCAGGAAGCGCTCGGCAGGAGCTTTTTCGTCGCGCCAGCGCCGGAGACCCGGACGCGCGCGCAGCTATCGCGGATCTCGCCGCGGGGGGGCGATAGATGGGACTCTGGCGCGACAGGACAGGCGCCGTCGTCGAGATCGACGACGCATACGCGCGCGGGCAGGGGTTCACGCCGGTCGGCGACGCTGAGCGCGC